ACATCACGCCCCTTTCTTCAGGCACTACAGGCTACTGGTCGTTTGATGATGCGACGTTTACTAACGTAACACTTTCCTGTGCAGGGGCGCTGATCTACAATTCAACCAACGGTAATCGTGCGGTATGTGTTTTAAGTTTTGGGAATACGATTACTAAAACAGCTTCAAATCTGGTTATTACTTTTCCGCCAATGGGCGCAACTGATTCTGTTTTGAGGATCACATGATGGACATTAAAGCAAAGACACACGACATAGTTGCGGGATCATTAATTACCGCAAAAGGGGTGCATGAAAGTTTAAACGCCACTGGTAAATATGTCGTTGAGTGTTACGACAAAGATAAAAACCTGAAGTGGGTTGCTGAGTCCAAGAACCTTGTGGTTAATGTTGGGCTTCAGTACATGGCAGGGGTAGCTTTGACCAGCACGGCTCAGATTACAAGCTGGTATGTAGGTCTTTATGGGACCGGGGCAAGTAATACACCAGCAGCCTCAGATACGATGTCCTCTCATGCAGGTTGGACAGAAAATACAACCTACAGTAACGCAACGCGTGTGGCGGCAACTTTTGCCGCTGCAACTAACGCTAATCCGTCGGTTGTTACTAATTCTGCAAGCAAGGCTCAGTTTGATATTAATGGTACAACGACCATTGGCGGTGCGTTTTTAACAAGCGGTAGTGCCAAAGGTGGAACAACAGGAACATTATTTTCAGCAGCAGATTTTGCTTCGCCGGGAGATCGTTCGGTGGTTAATGGCGATATTCTGTTAGTGACGTATACGTTTAGCCTATCGGCGTAATCATGGCAGAAGGCGGATACGGTTCTGGCACATGGGGTCAGGCTGGCTGGGGCCAATCCGTCTACTACCGAGTTGTTGGTGAAGAAGGATACGGTGGAGGTGGATGGGGTGAATCAGCTTGGGGTGGGCCTTATTACTACAACGGTGCAGTGGCAAGTGATGTCGTTGCGTCGGATTTGTTCTATGGGTCTAGCGTTTCTGAAACAGCCTCAGGCTCAGACAGCATATCTGCGGGAGCGCAGTTCTCATCTTCCCTTAGCGAACTCAGCACCGGATCAGACAGTATCAGTGCCTCTGCAACCTTTGGTTCAGTTATCGTTGAATCAGGCACAGGCACAGACAGTATCAGTTCAACCCCTCAGTACGCAGTATCAGTCAGTGAGACTTCGACAGGGGCAGACACCGTTAGTTCAACCCCTCAGTACAATGTTTCAGTTAGCGAAACCTCCACAGGTGCTGACACAATTGTTGCGGGGATTGGCATCGGCGCAGCCGTTAGTGAAACAGCCACAGGCGCAGATACGATCTCAGGATCACTTACCGTCTATACCACGCTGGATGAGCTTGCAACCGGCACAGACCTTATTGATGCAAGTCCTAAATACGGTGCATCGGTTAGTGAATCGGCTACAGCCACAGATTTTATATCGGCTAACTTTACAGTTTATGCGTTGGTGTCAGAATCTTCTGTCATTGTTGACCTTATTCAACGGCGTTTGCTTTGGGAAGAAATTGATGACTCTCAGACAGCAAACTGGCAGAATATTGGCAATACACAAAGTTCAAACTGGACATTGATTGATGATACCCAATCAACCACTTGGACCCCGATCTCGACTTGAGGTGAACTATGACTATTAATTACACAACCCTTTTGGGTTTGACTGAACCTGTTACTGGAACACAGTCTGGTACGTGGGGGTCTGACATCAACACGGGTTTGACAGATTATGTTGAGGCTGCGATTGCAGGTGCTCAAGTTATTTCAGGCAGTCAGACCGCAGTCACTTTATCAGTAACCACAGGGTCTTCTAGTGCACCAACGACGCTATCTCAAGCAGGTTCTGGAGCCACGGGGTCTTCGCAGTATCAGATTATTCGGTGTACGGGGAACCCTGCTGGGTTGTTAACGATTACTGCACCTGCTTCAGATAAAACATATGTCGTTATTAACGCAACTTCGACCAGCCAGTCGGTAAAAATCGTAGGTGCAGGACCAACGACAGGTGTAACCATTGTCTCCGGCGAACGCGCTTTCGTTGCTTGGAACGGTTCTGATTTCGTCAAGGTAGGCGGCGCGGCTGGTGGGACAAATACACAAGTTCAGTACAACAATAATGGCGTGTTTGGTGGAGTTTCAGGAGCTACGACAAACGGCACTGCCATTACGTTTAGCACGACGAATTTAAAGCTTCAAGGATCTAGCACTGGGGTCTCGTCATTTGCTTCAGCTAATTCAGGTGCCACTGATTACACCATTACTTTCCCAGCAGCAAGCACAACAATTCCTGTTGCTACGCAGACCCTAACTTTTTCGGGTCCAACGGCAGCGCGGACAATTACGCTACCTGATGCAAACTTCACAACAGCAAGAACGGACGCAGCACAAACCTTTACGGGTACACAGACGTTCAGCAGCGACGCATCAGTAAACGGCCTCACCGTAGGCCGTGGCGCAGGTGCTGTGTCCACCAATACAGCGGTGGGTGCGAGTGCGTTAACGGCGAATACGAATGGTTCATCGAACACTGCTGTTGGCTATCAGTCTCTCTACTCCAACATCACCGGCGCAACCAACACTGCTTTCGGCCATCGGGCTGGATACTACGTTACAAATTCAGATAACACCCTTGTTGGCAATGATGCTGGACGAACGATTACTACGGGCGCTCAGAACACTGCGCTTGGCTCTTATGTAATGAACAACAGTGTGGGTGTGACAGGATCGGAGAACGTCGGTATTGGACGAGCAGTTCTCAGTGCGTTAACAAGCGGTTCATACAACATTGCAATAGGAAATGGCGCTCTTGTCTCCAACACCACCGCCTCCTACAACACTGCTGTAGGTTATCAGGCCGGATATGCAAATACTACGGGCTATAATCTAGCGTTTTTTGGACTTCAGGCTGGTTATTCAAATACCACCGGCGCTTCTGGTTCTTTCCTTGGCGTCAATGCCGGGCGAAGCAACACAACAGGTAACTACAACACTGCGGTTGGCGATGCGGCCCTTTACTCCAACACCACCGCCTCCTACAGCACTGCTGTAGGTTATCAGGCGGGGTATTCATATAACAGAACATCTGATACGGATGGAGTTAATTTATTTGCGGGGGCTAGGGCTGGTTACAGCGTAACAACAGGAAACTACAACACATTTGTTGGAGGTATTAACAGTGGATATTATTTAACCACCGGCTCCAAAAACACTATTCTTGGTAACTACACAGGCAACCAAGGTGGCCTCGACATCCGCACAGCAAGTAACAGAATCGTGCTGTCTGACGGAGATGGAAACCCTCGTTTATACATTGATAACAACGGGTATTCTTATTTCAGCGGAGCAACCGCATTTGCTACAGGTGTTGGTGCTGGCACTAACACAATGATTGGCAGTACGGCAGGTTATTTTACTTTGTCGGTTCGCCAAGACCAAGCCACCAATGCTTATGGTGTTGGCATCAGCACTGCTGGTGGTCTGGCCATGTATTTTTATCACGCCGCTAGCGGAACGCCAGTTGGAAATGTCACAACAACTGCTTCATCAACTGCATATAACACATCTTCCGATATTCGCCTGAAAATTGACAAAGGCGTAGTAACTGAAACTGATGTCATTGATAAAACCGTTATTCATGATTTTGAATGGAAGGTCGATGGCGCACCCGGTCGAGGAGTTTTTGCTCAAGAGGCTTATGAGGTCAAGCCAACTGCCGTATTCAAAGGCAACGATGATTTGACAGAAAATGGGGAACTTCGCCATCCTTGGTCGGTAGACTACTCGGTCTACGTTCCAGATTTGATTGTGTATTGCCAACAACTTCGCAAAGAACTTGACTCGGTGAAAACCGAACTTGCAACCCTGAAAGGAAACTGAAAATGACCATTTTTACCACCACCATCAACGCGATGTACACCCTGCAACAGCCTGATCCTAATTACGTTGTAAACGTACTGTGGACAGTGACCGGTGTAGACGGCAGCAACACTGCCTCTATTGACGGCAACACGCAGTTCAACTCAGCCGACCAAGAGGGTGCGTTTATTCCCTACGATCAACTTACACCTGAGATCGTCACAGGATGGATTCCACAGAATCAGATTGACAGCGCACAGGCTTGTGTACAAGGCCAAATCAACAGCATGATTAACCCACCTGTATCGCCGCAAGTGGCGGCACTTCCTTGGGCAGCGTAATGAACTTGAAACAAGCAAGAACCCACCAATCACTAAACCACCATTGCCTTGGAGCAACGCATGAACGATCAAAACATCACCTTAAAACTCTCACTCATTAACGGTATCTTGCAATACCTAGGCACCCGTCCTTATGGCGAAGTGTTTCAAATTGTCCAAGCAATCCAAGAGCAAGCCTCATCCCAAGTAAAAGTTGACTTGGAAGCAAAGGTCGATGAGTCTTGACCTTTTTGTGTTTATTCATAGTGTTGGTCTGCCTATTGCTTCCGCCTGTCTTGGTGGTTACTTTGTTTACCTGACGCTAAAGTACATCTTGGCAGGGGTCACAAATTCCATCAACTCAATTTCCAGCATCATCACTCAGTTGGAAAAGCGCGTGGAAACAATGAATACCCAGTTACAACGAATAGACATTAAGGTCACACATTCCTTGGGGCTGGAGCCGGATTACGACCGGATAGCCCGTGCCGAGAAAGACGACATTAGGAAAGACTGATGGACATTAATGTCAGCAAACTGATTGAAGAATATGGCTTCCCAACCTTGGCGGTCTGCGGTCTTGTGTATCTGGTGTATTACGTCTGGAAGTGGTCAACCGAGGAAATTGATCCGGTGCTTTCAACAGCCAAGAAGTCAGTCATATCTTTGATTGATCGGGTGCGGATGCACGACAACGACCTGATCCGGCTAGATGAAAAGATTGATACCGTCCGGCGGCTGCGTGGAGAAAAGATTGACCGTGAGGCTAGACGCGCCAAGGAAGAGATCAACAAGAATGGAGAACACTGATGTTTGAGTTACTCGGCGGCGGCCTACTTGGCAGTATCTTTGGAGGTCTGTTTCGACTCGCCCCTGAAGTCTTAAAGTTCTTGGACAAGAAGAACGAGCGTCAGCACGAGCTATCCATGTTCCAACTCCAGACCGATCTGGAGAAGATGCGGGGCGAGTTCAAGATGGAGGAGAAGTATGTTGACTACTCTATCCAGCAGATGGACACAATTAAAGAGGCATTTAAAGAGCAGGCTGAAACAGCTAAAGCAGCGGGTTGGTTTATGGCGTTTATATCCGCTTCAGTTCGTCCCGGCATAACTTGGTTTTTGTTCTTCATGTACGCAGGGGTTAAGGCTGCTTCAATCACGTTGGCTTTTCAGGCTGATGCAAACTGGGCTGATGTCTTGGTAAAAAGCTGGGATGAGGATGATTTTGGAATGCTATCAATGGTGCTTTCATTCTTTTTTGTTGGTCGCAGCGTAGAGAAGTACCAGAAATCATAATGGAAGAGGCAAAAAAGCTTTGCAAGGATGTACTAATCAAGCCCTTTGAGGGGCTAGCAAAGCGTTTGCCTGACGGACGAGTTCAAGCCTATCCCGACCCCGGAACCCGTGGGCATCCTTGGACAATTGGTTGGGGAGCCACCGGTCCTGATATTAATCCCGGCACAATCTGGACGATGCAGCAATGTGAAGATGCCTTGGATCATCATGTAGAGTATTTTTGGCGAGAGCTAATTAAACAGTCCCCTACCATCCAAACCGCGCTACCAAGGCGCATTGCCGCAGTGATTAGCTGGGTTTACAATCTAGGCCCAAGGAATTATCAAATTTCCACGTTTAAGAAACGTATTAATGCGGGAGATTGGGATGGTGCAGCCGATCAGTGCCTTCTCTGGAATAAAGCTGCGGGTCGAGTTCTCCCCGGTCTTACCCGCCGCCGTGCCGCCGAAGCTGCCTTGATGAGGTAAGCAATGCTCAAGAAGATCTTACTAAAGCCCGGAGTCAACAAAGAAAATACTCGTTATACAAATGAGAACGGATGGTATGTTTCTGACAAAGTGCGGTTTCGTCAAGGCACACCTGAAAAAATAGGTGGGTGGAATCGCATCTCAGATGATAGTTTTCTTGGTATTTGCCGTAATCTCTGGAATTGGGTGACGTTAGGTTTTCTTAACCTGATGGGGCTAGGCACTAACCTAAAGTATTATGTTGAGCAGGACGGGGTTTATTACGACATCACGCCCATACGCGAAACAGTAACGCTGACAAATCCATTTACGGCCACACTTAATAGCTCAACCATTACGGTTGCAGATACGGCGCATGGGTGCCTCACAGGTGATTTTGTTACGTTTAGTGGTGGGGGTGTTACAGGGCTGGGGGGTAATGTCACAGCGTCCGTACTGAAGCAAGAGTTTCAAGTCACAGTGAGCGGACCTAACGCATATACGATTTCTATTGCTCCTGTTGTTGCTAACGCCACAGATGTTTCAGGATCTCCCGGTGGCGGGACTGTTACGGCAGCGTATCAAATCAATACTGGCCCTGCGATTCAAGTGCCTCTCACAGGCTGGGGTTCAGGGTTTTATGGCTTTGGTTCGTGGGGCACGGGGTCAACTCAAACAGATTCACTGCGGCTTTGGTCTGCTAATAACTGGGGAGAAGATCTCATCTTTGGCCCTCGTGGTGGCGCTCTTTACTATTGGGATGCCACAAACGGCGTTA